TCACCGGCGCGGGCTGCGTCTCGAGGGGCTCCCCACCATCGACAGCGTGGTTGTAGTCCGGGAGGAAGTCCACGAACTCCGTGCCCGAGCGCGACGAGAGGCCGCCTCGATAATCGACGAAGAAGTTGTACGCCTCAGCCACCGCCGAGTCATACTTCTGGAGGTCGGTCCGCCCGAATAGCTGCGGGGACAGTTCGCCCCCGACGAATGCGGGTTTATAAATCTCGTTAGACACTGGCCACCGTCAGCAAATCGCCGTAGGGATAGATATAGCGAGAGGCCTGGACCTGCGAGCCGGCATAACCGCGGGCCGCGATCCAGTCGGGAATGCTCTCGAACCCTTCGTTCGAGGTATTGGCTGCGGCTTCCCGCGCCGACATAATGAGGTTGTTGGCCATATCAGCCATCTGCTTCGCGCGCGTCACCTTGCCTGTGATCGGCATAACGATGTGCGAGGCAAGCGCATAGACCATCGCCAACCCGAGGTCGCCGGACCAAATCGGGGGCTGGAACGCGCCGGAAGTGTAGGCCAGGATCGCGTCGGTCACGTTCGTCGCGAGGGCCGAGACCGTCCCGGTGGGATAGGCCTGAATCAGGAAGCGCTCGAACCCGGTCAGGTACTGCGGTTGGATGCAGTCGTTGGGGAGCGCGTAGGCGTAGGTGTAGCCTGGGCGGGCATTAGTCGTAACCCAGGCGTCACCCTCATATGTGTCGAGAAGTGTGAGAGGCGCAATTTTGGTAAGCTCTGGCCAAGGCGCCGCAGCAAACACCTTATCCCTCACCACAGGGTACCAGAGCGAACAAACTTGCGCCTCTCGAGAGTTCTCAGTCGGTGAGGCGATCCGGTCCCGTCCGCCAATGGCGTTGCAGGCCAAGTTGAACAGGGTTGTAAGATCGCTGATCACCGACTGAACTCCTTACTTCTTCGGCGCCGGCTTCGGGGCATCGTCCTCGTCGTCGGCCTTGGCCTCCTCGAGGATTTCGGCCGTGGCCGGCAGCTTGTCCTTGAACGCGCTCGGCACGTCCTGAACCCCCTCGCGGTAACGGAACCCGTCAGGCCCGAACCACTGGTTCTGAAGCTTGACCTTCATCAGTTAGTTCCTTCCGGGTAGTTCTGGTACTTGGCAACATCGTGCGTCAGGAACGCATTGATCTTGCCGGCGGTAACAGTGGTGGTCGCGATCGTGCAGAGGATGCCGAGGTAACGCTCGTACACCCGGCCCTCGATCGGCAGGGGGACCGCACAGATGATGCTGCCGGCATTCATCTGCGAGTCGTTGGCGGCAGCATCGTCCGTCACGAAGGTGCCGGTGTCGAAGTGGATGCTGGCGGTGCCGTCGGTGGCGATTGCCGCCTGGGCGTCTGACGCGAGCTGGAACTTGATCGTCCCTGCCGCGCCGCCGGTGATGATCTCGGTGTCCACGCTGATGACGAGGAAGAGCGGCTCTCCCGAGCCGATCCCCCGATGCACAGCTCCGAGTTCGATGACATCGCCAATGAGGGCGGTGCCGGCCGCAGCAGCCACCGAAGCGGCATCTGCAAATTCAGTACGTTCGTCGAGGATCATGGTCTGTCTCCAGGTTGGTATGGCTTAACCCATTACGGGTCGGGCCATACTTAGCTCACAAGGGCTTCGTCGGATGCCAGGCGGTCAACCCGGCGGATCGGCACCCCGTTAAAGGAGGTGACCATCACCCCACCGACCATATCGGTCGTGAGAGTGGACTGCTTCACCGCGGCCGCCGTCTGCTGACGGAGCTTCGTGACCATGCTGCGGCTCATGTACCACGCGGCGCGGCCGGAGGCCACCGAAGGCAGACGTTCGTAGGCCTGGAACATCAGGTTCGGCAGGTTGCTGCCTGTGGCCGCATCATAGACGAGGTTCGACTTGTCGATGTTGCAGATGCGGACGAAGTAGCGCCAGTCGCGGATGGTGAGGCCCGCATCCCAGCGATAGTGCGACCGATAGGCCTCCATACGGCCACCGTCGCCGTTGAGGTTTTCGATCGTGACCTGGCCCTTGTCCTCCATCTGGAGGCCGGCCTTCGAGCCCTTCGGCACAATGCCGTGGCCGCTGTTCGGCCCCCACACGCACAGCCAGATGCTGCCGTTGTCGGTGCCAGCCCCGTCGGCCTTGATGACGTTCGCGCCGTTGCTGGCGGTCGAGTCATTGAAGCGCGGCGACAGGCCGGTGAAGGCCTCGGGCTCGGTGCCTTCGTTGCCGTAGAACAGGGTATCGGCGATTTCCTCGCCCATGCCCTCGATCTGCGGACGGTCCTCGGAGAGGCGGAACGCGGCGGTGTTGCCATTCAGATCGGCAAGCGCCTTGTCCACTTCCGAGTAGGCCTCGAGCATACCGCACGAGTCGGTGACCTGCACGGTCTTCGACTTGCCGGGCTGGACGCCGCCATACATCTTGCGCCAGGTCGGCGCAGGCAGGCCCGTCCGAATGGTGGTGCGGTGGCCGGTGACGAGGTTGCCCTCGATCCAGACCATGTCGTTCAGGATTTCGTTGGTCTGGTTGAGGATTTCCACGATGTCGGCAATGTTACCGTCAGGGTCGGTACGCTTTGCCAGATCGAGGAGAGTCGGGTGGGTATCAGAGAGAGTAGCCATGGGAAAGACCCCTTAGTTCTGCATGGATGGGAACATGCGCTGGGCAGCAGTCTTCTCCCCACCAGCCGGGCTGCCCGTCGCAGCACGACCTTCCGTGAGGAGCCCCGAAATCTTGTCAAAGAATTTGACGACCTCGAGGTTGTTGCCAGCGCCGGTAACGGCGAGTGCTTCGATCAACTTCGGTGAACCGTATTCGGTAACGAGGTTGTTGATCGAGTCGAGGGTAGCCGGGAGCTTGTCGCCATACTCGGCCTTGACAGCTTCCTTCCACCCTTCCTGCACACTGTTCCACGCCGCGCTATTCGCCTCCGAAGCAGCAGTCATGGCCTTGGTCTGCAAGTCTATGAGAGCGGTTGCCCGCTCGGCCGGGGTCATGTCGCCCAGCTTGTTAATCGTCTCCACGAACTCGCTCTTCAGCTCGTCCGTCGTCGTGAAGCCCTCAGGCAGGGACAGGTCCTCGGCAGTGAACGGCTTTGCCATTTCGGCGGCGCGGGCCTCAGCGGCCGCAGCTTCAGCCTTCTGCTCTTCCGTCAGCTCCGCCGGCGCCCCTTCATTCGCCGGAGGGGTCTCGCTCCCAGTTATCAGGGTCGAAGGCGGCGCCACTCCCTCGGTCGAGGTCGCTGGCGGCGTTAAGTTCTCTGTCCCGGTCACGTCGTTCATTTAACATCTCCTGCTGCATGAGGGTGTAGCCCTCAGGATTAGTCATCATCAAACGGGCCTGGATTTGGTTGCCGACGTTCAGTTCCCCGCACGCGAAAGCCGTAACGGCTGCGTCTGGACTGAATGGCTGACCCCCAACCTTCCCTATGCTCAGCAGCCACCACAGAAAGCGGCGGCCGTTTCTAGCTCCAAGGAGGGCGTTGACCGCGGAGTCTAGCTCCGCATCGTCGGCCTTCGCCCACCGTCCCTTAATCCGATCCACTTCCGACATTATCGCCAAACCTTGCCAAAGTCAATGGGACTCACCCTGCGGCGAGGAGCTGCTGCAGGGCGTTCCCGCCTCCCCCGACATCAGTTTGGGAGAGGTTCTTCGCGCCCTGAGCCAAGGCCGGGGTCGCTTGCAGGAGCTGGTCCTGCTGCTGCTGTTGAGCCTTATCCGCGCGATCTTGCGCGAGGGCCTCGGGCGTCTTCATGTTCCGCGACTCAACGCCGATGTCGGAGCCATAGTTGCGGACCAGTGCGTCCCAGTCGGGAATGTCGAGGACCTGCGGCACGGCTCCGGCCATTCCCCCGATCAGCTGCAGCCACCGTTCCAGCGGCGCCGCCGAAACCGCCCGCTGAGCCACGGACAGGATCGACACGTACTCGACCTCCAGGGCCGTCGCCGGAATGCCGGGGGGCGGGGGAGGGAGGAGCTTGCGCCGCTGCATGATGTTGTAGATGCGGTCGATCGCTGGGTCCAGGGCCTCGTTCTCGAAGCGCTCCAGCACCGAGCCGAGGAGCACCAGCTTCTCTTCCCGGCGCGCGTCAATCTCGGCCGCGGACCGTACCGTGTCCAGCTGGCTGATCATGTCGAACAGCTGGTTGAAGA